GGACTCCATGGCGTGAAGCGCAGCTTCACGCAATTTCGATCGTTGCGAGTCCCCCGCGACCCAGGGCACCCCAAAGGGTGCCCAGGGCCGTGTGGGATCCTCGGTTCCTGGGAGCCACACTTGTGTGGCTCTCACGAGCGCCTGATGTCGGACCAGGAGCTCCTGGACCGTCAGATGGGAAACGGGTCTGGCAGAAGGCCAGGCCCGGAAGAGCTTCACGCGGACTTTTTCAAGCCGGCGTGCGAGTTCCTTAATTCCCATTGACGGTTCAGGGAGGACCCCTGGACCCAACATCTGTGCAAGCCGACGGTGCATCAAGGTAGTCTGGGCCTCCACGAAATCATCGTGGGTTCCACAGTTATACCAAGGTGCGCCGCCGGGGCCGGGCCGTGAAGGACATAACTCCTGGACCGCGTGAGGAACGCGGGCAAGGAGTCCTTCGGCCTCCTCTTCTGCCATCAGATAGAGGGGCTTGGTCAGGGACCTCCTCCATTGTCTGGAGAAGGCTCCTGGCCCCGGTTCGGCCGCTGTCCCCCTGTTAAGGAGGACAGCCAAAGCACGCCTTTGCCTTTTTGAGGCCACCCGGCGGATGTTGACTGTATAGCCCTTACGGGTTATATAACCAGCTCCGCCGAGCGCCCTCGGGAGCGTGGGGGGGATGCCGTTTTTACGACACTCCGCCATTGCCCGAACGTGCAGCGTCTGCTGCACCGCCCATACCTTCTGGGGGGACCACCCTGCGCTGAGCAGGCTCTCCACGACTGCGCCCGCCGCCAGTGAAGACTGGAGGTCGGGTTCAACGGCGCTACACGCGCCATCGTGAAGGCCTGCCTCAGGGCAGACCAGTCCCCTTAGGGTTATGGACGGCTCCACTTCCACCGTCCGAAAGACGGGGCAGCGGAACGTTTCCGGGCCCATGACGGGGTGTGACGTAACAACGTCAACCCTCTCAGCCCCCTTAAGGCAAAGGAGGCGTTCGAGAAATACTGCGCGTCCAACCGGACTGCGCCAATGCTTGCCGGGAGAGAACTCTGCACCGCACTGGCGGAAGACCTCCTCGTACTCATCGAGTACGGGAGGGATTCCGACAATCAGGGCATCGTCACCACAGATAACGAATTTCGTTTCTATGGGGCGTTGCCCCGAAAATGCGGGTAGGGGTTCTCTCCCCCGAGCCTGGTCCACCACAAATAGGTGGACCAGGCTCAACAGGGCCCAGGTGGTCGGGAGGCCCATTAGAATACCCCGGGAAGTTTTTACTTCCCCGGGGGATATTTTGGGCCAACGGACCATCTGGGGACCTGTGCAAGCTCGAAGGCCCTGTAACTCTGCTTCACGGAATCGGCCGGATTTGGTCAGCCCTCTTACGAGGGCCCCTATCAGGTCGAGCGGAAGCAGGTCCGAGGCGTTTGAG